AAAATAGAAAAAGTTTTTCTTGGGTTAACTACATATAGAGGCAGAAGAATGCTAAAAGAACTAATAGGTGGTTTAGGTGGGAAGGTAGTAGATGCTGTTTCTGCTCGTGGTGAACGTAAACATGAGGAGAAGGTCAAGAAACTTGAGATAGAGGCCGCAAGGCATAAGACTAAACTAGAAATGGCTATGAAAGGCCAGCAGATGGACAACTCTTGGGAACTTGAGCAAATCAGGAACTCAGGATGGAAGGATGAATTTGTTTTATTAATTCTTAGTATCCCTCTAATCCTAAGCTTTATTCCCGGTACTGTCAGCTACGTAGAAGATGGCTTCAGAGCATTGAGCCAAACCCCTGACTGGTATCAGTGGCTCATCCTTGCAGTGTTTGCTGCAATCTATGGTATACGTATATGGAGAAGAAAATAGTGATAGATCCTGTCTCCAGCAGCATACCAGTTTCTACCTGGTCTAAGAGTAGTCAAATAGAATACGTCACTGAGAATAAAAGACTGGGAGAAGAGCGCAGACTTTCTAGAGTTTTTAGAACTATCTTCTATGAATTTCAAGATGGAACTGTTAAACTACAAGACTACACATCTGACAGATCAACTGTCGATTTAAAAGTATGAGGAATAATAAATGGATGATACGATACAATTCATAGAAACGCCAGAATCTACAGTACTCAGAATCAACTCAGACGCTATGTCTCACTTAGGAACAACTCTTTCAGAATCTTTACAATACGAAGATGAGAGCATGAAGAAAACTATTTTATCTTTGATACAACAACACAGTGCAATTATTCTAGAAACCAGCAATAAGATTGTAATGAAACAGAAATTAAATATTCAAGCTGTCAGCTAAGAGCGTTTAATTCATTTTCTATAAACTTGTGTAAGTTCTCAAGCTTAGGCTCAAGTTCTCTTAGAATCTTTTTTATAGATACAACATCTTCTTTGTAGAAGACCTTATCTACTTCTTCTTTAGGAAACTTTGAGTATTCGCTCATCAAGTTTCCAGAAGGATCTATAAAGATTTTAAAAGATATAATATTAGCTTCGTTCATCAAGTTTTTCTTCTAACACTAGAATTTTTTCTTTTGCAGAAGCTATCTTTTCAATCATAGCATCCATAGATTTTATAATATCAGGATGTTCTGCAACACCTACAGAGTTGTATAGGTAGTTTTCTAAGTTAGCAGTAGCTGTAGCTATCTCTGCTTCGTAAGTCATTTTAAGAGCTACTAAGTAGTCCATCAGTTATTCTCCTCAGTTAAAACTTTCCAAGATATTTTAAAATCTTCTGTCTCAGCTATCTCACTACTAATAAGCTGAGCAATTTCCTGACACTCTTTCTGGGCATCATCGTGATCTCTAAGTTTTACTATCCTGGCAAAAGCCGCAAGAGATCCTGTCCAAATCCATTCTGTCATCATACTCTGAGGCAGAACCATTCTAGCTTGTTCCGGCGCTCCTCCTTTCTCAAGGAGTGTATCATATAACAGTTCTGAAGCTTTTAAAAGCTTTGTGTAACTAGAAAAAAGAATGTCATCGTATACAATTATATCATCAGATGAGCCTTGTTTCTTGTTCTCTGCTCTCTTCCGCCATACCGGAGGGGTATAGAAAGAGACATCAGAGTCTACGTATCTTCTACTAACTTCATTCCAAACTAATCCTACCTGATGCTTGCCTAACTGTCTAGCAATAAACACAGGTGCTGAGATCCTAAACTGTAGTTGAGCATGTCCGAAAGGAGTCCAGTGTTTGTGTTTAGCTAAGTAAGCTATCAAACCTTCATCAGATTTACGCATCTTTGAAATTTCTTTATTAAAAGAAACACGAGCAGCATTAACAACGGTTTTATCGCTGCCCATGAAATCTATTAGTTTAACTCTAAGCAAGAATAAATACCATTACACCTAGAATAAAAAGAAATAAACCAATCAAAGCTAACTGTTCATGTTCTGTAACATATCCCATGTAAAGATCCATAAAAATGTTTTCAACATATTCTACAATTTTCTTAATCATAGTTCACACACTCCTGATACACAAGCAAGCGTCTGCATACCTTCTGTATTGTCATCATCTTCTTCTAAGTCCCAGTCCATAGCTAAGGGCATTTTATCATTTAGTATTTTATAATCTTTTAGACTTATCTTTTGATATGGAGCCTGTTTATATACATGTTCTGACTCTGGAAGAAAGCTAATGCCACTAACGCTATCAAAGTTTTCCCATATCCACTGACATACTGCAAAGAATGAATCATCATTATAGTAACATGTCATTGAAGGTTTATGCTCGCACCAATTGTCTTGATAGATCTTCCAGAGTTTAAGCTGTTCTAAAGAACTAAGACTATCTACCGTCAGAGAACCTTCAGGAGACTTCTGAGGAAATGAAAATACCCAGTTAGAGTTATTCATTACGTCTTCTTCGTAAGGAAACCCAAAGGAGATCATAGCTGTAGCTAAAGGATCTTTCTTATCTGCACGTACAGTCCTGATATAGTAGTCACTAAACCTGGGATGGATACCAGAAGCACTGTCAGTTAACTGAGATACAGTACCAGACGGCTTAACGCAAGTTACAGCAGTAGATTGATTAATACCAAGTTCTTTAGCCATAATTTTATTAGTTTCTACAGCAATTTCCCGCAACTCAGATAAGAATCTAGCGGTAGCTACTTCTCCTGCACTGCCGTTGGTAAGAGGACAATCCATAATACCTGTCAGAGAGACCCCAAGAAGAGCTTCTTCCTCAGTGTTTTTCTTCCAGATGTTACGAAGGTATCTAAAATCTGTCAAGGTAGCCTGTAAAGTTCCTAGAACTGTGGCACGCTGCACTTTAACCCTTAGAGTCTGCTTCGTATCTGTAGATCTTACTACAACTTCTGAAAGATTGCAGAACTGATACGGCCTGAGAATGATTTCAGAGCAAGGATTAGTACCAAACTTGTGATCCGTATCTCTTCTACCATTTCTAGCAGCCACATTCTTAGCTGCTACACGGCTAAAGATACCACGCTCTCCTGATTTACTTTCATAGAGACGCTTCATTTCACCTACGTAAGTATCAAAGTCTGGCTTTTCAGAATAAACAGCACTGTTATTAGCCAAGGCTCGTTGACCGTTAGTCAAATACCACTCACCATTCTTAGCATTAGACATACGGTTGTCTGTGACATTGCTCAAGCTAATCAAAGCAGACCTACGTACTCCTCCTACTACAACAATGTCAGCTATCTTACATACAAGATCATGGCACTCAAGAGACGTAAGCTTCCTACCAGCAGCACCTTTAAATAGATCTACTGTAAAGTTAAATAAATCTGCCAAAGGCTCTGGACCTGAGGCACGTCCACCAAAAGTCTTTAGCCTAGCTCCTGCTGGACGTACTCTAGTTAAATCGCACTTAGGTACTTTGCCAGCATACAGAAGGCTAATAAGCTCTCTGAAAGCAGAGGCCCAGCCAATCTTACTATCGGATACAATAATAGTTGATTCGGTTTCGTGGAAACTGTCAGCAACTACTGGTAGCTGAGTAACGTAGTCTCTTTCTACGCTAAAGCCAACTCCTGTACCATTTAGAAGGATATACATTAGCTCATCGAAGGAGCGAGGATTGTCAATAGGAAGATAAGAACAGTTATATCCTGCTACGTTATCGCGGTTAAGAGCATCCCCTGCGGTCATCATGCAGCGCATAGAAGGCATAATATCGTGACTATGTATAGAAGCATAAAGATCATCCCAATCAATTTCAAACTGATCAGGATTCCTTTCTTTAAAGAAATTAATATATCTTTCTACAGTTTCTTTCCAAGTTTCTCGGCGCTTCTCATCATCTAAGTAACGTGCGTACCTGCTTTTGTGAATATAGTGCTGGTATTGATCCATTAATCTACGTCCTTCATATCTTCTTGAGCTTCTAATTCTTGAATTTGACGGGTCTTTAAGCGTTTAAAATTTTTATTAGCTTTTAAAGGCTTGCCCTTAAATTGTTTACGGTTGTATCGTTCTCGGCGCTCCTCTTTACGGTCCAATTTCTTTTTCACTGTAAAGCTCCAATAACTTTTTTTCGTACCACGCAGCCTTATTTAAATCCTCTACGCCATTTTTATAAGGATACCTCCAACGGTACTTCAGAGAGTTCCCGCGAAGGTATCCAATATATTCTTCTGTAGAAAGCATTGCTTTAATACCGTCAATACATTCTATATCACCCTTATTATAGTGGGGAGGTTTGTTAACCATATCATGGTTATGGTGTAGAGGGGCTTTACCGTAATCGTTTCTCAATGAATCCCATTCTACGGGTTTAATATTATCAATACTCATTCCTGTTCCTCAGGGTAATCAGGGTTTTCTTCTATTACTGCTTTGTCATCTATCCATTTCTTAGGTATATTATGCACACTATACCATTTAAAACCATTAGCATCTGCCCATTCAGCATGAGACCTCTTAGTCCCATCTTTTCTTCTTTTAGCTGCAGGCATAGGCGCTGCAGGGTTAGCAAATAAAAATACTAATTCTATATTTTTAGGTAAAGCTTTTTTAATCCATACATATTTATTGTGTTCTGCATAATCCCAGAATCTTCCCTTTGCTTCTAAATAAATTTTCTTATTACCAAAGCTTCGTATGAAATCTGGGTGGTAAGTATGCTCTACTATATAGTCAGACTGTTCTGTATGCACAACCCAATCTTTTAGTATTCCTGTATGTAACTCATACTCCCAATTAGAATCATATCCTTTAACTACATTTTTTTCTACGGGTCTCTTAGCCCTCCTTTTTCTCACACCTGATTTAATTCTTGGAGACATCTAATATCCTTTATGTTTTTAAGAGGCATACCCTGCTTATACAGCTTTTTGATTTTCCTCTTAGCCCATTTAAAGGTAAAGAAAGAATTTCTCCTAGTTCTTTTACGTACAAAATAAGGAGCTTCCGGCAGGAAGGTTTTGTAATTGCCCTCATTAATTTTATCTTTGTCTTCTTCAGGTACAATACTTTTTAACCATTTTATCAGAACTTCTTCTGCCTTCTTATTCAATTTCTTAACCTGCTTTTTGTTCATAGATTTCGTCTACCTTAGGTTCTTTTTTAATTTTAGTGAAGTGGACTAGACCCCTAGAATATTTAAAGGTTCTCAGACCTTCACCATTATTAGCGTCCTTATGGCAGACATATTTATGAGGGCAATACACACAGTTTCTATGAAGCTTCATATTACCTGATTTGCCTTCAGGTACTGGAGCATAGCATAGTTCTGGTGGAGAAGCAAGCTTAAGTTTATGCTTAAGATCTTTTATTCTTTCTTTTATATTAGGCTTATCAAGTTCTTCAGGCTGATAAAAACATAACTCCCCGGTCTCTTTATTGATAACCAAGAAACCACCATTGTCTGTTCCTTCATGTTCTTCATATCCAGTAAGCTGGGATATATAACCGAAGGGGTCATCCTCTGGGAGGATACCTTTAGAGAATTTACTAAAGGCAAACCCAGAGGCTGATTTTATGTCAACTACTTCCCCGTCTATCTTACAATCTATATGTCCTTTTATACCATCGACTACAACTTCTTTCTGTTCATCTGTTACTTTATGTCCAGACATACGAACAAGCATAAGAAGAAGTTCTTCTAGGATATGACCATATAAAAATTTAATTTGCAAAGAAGAAGACTGAGTAGACGACCTATTATAAAGATTGTCAAACCATAACTGACGGGCAGGTTTGCCTATATTAGACATCCTTAAACCTTTAGTTTGCTTATGAGGAGAAGACCAAGCCCTAAGGGCTTCTTTAATTTTTTCCCCGAAATCATCTATGACTTTTTCAGGGATCTTTAAATCCTCTCCACTAGCTAATGGAGCTATCTTTTTATATATGTCCTCTACTATAGACATAGTTTATTTTTCGCTATAAAAATCAGCGACCTTTCTGATCTGATCAGGAGTAGCTTGATTTTTAATAGTGTTTGCCATCATACAAACAACAATAACATTGTCTGATTCGTACCCTCTGTTGTTATCAATTCGATCTAAAGAGGGAGAGTTCTGCCAGTTATCCATACCTACTTCAAATTTAAGACCTAAGATAGGACAGTGTGTACCTATTTTAATATCTTCTAGGTTTAGATCAAAGAAAATGTTACGTCTACGCGCTCTCTTTTTAGCCATACGTAACATATGAAGACGATAGTCCTTACCCTGAGGATTCTTTTCTACAGTCTCATACCTTGTCTTTCTATCCATAGGCAATTCTTTTTGTTCAGGGGTATTGTAAAATAAATCTTTTTGAATATTTACTAGTTTCATAGTGTCTCCTAAAATGTATTAATGAGTTTCAGCCCAGTTGTTACCAACATTATATTCTCCATCTAGGGGGCATTTAAGTTCTAAAGCCTCTCCCGCTTCTCTTATAGCTTCCACACCTAGCTGACCAACTAAGTCAGCAATATCTTCTTTAACTTCTATCTGCCACTCATCATGTACATTAGCAACAAAATGAGCATCTTTGTCTTTAAGCTTATCAGCAAGTATTACCAAAGCTTTCTTCATTACAATAGCTCCAGCACCTTGCAGTAAAGAATTAAGAGCAGAATGCTCGGACCTTATAAATATCTTACGCCCGTCTAATCCTTTAAGGTATCCTTTTTTGCACGCTCTTGCAACTCTATTCTTGAGAGTCTTAAATGATGGTAGATTATCGACAAAATGCTTTCTAAGTCTTTTACCAGCTTCTCTGCCTCCTCCTGCCACTGTTCCAATTTTTTCATCTCCTGCTCCGTAGAGGAGCGCATAGATGAAAGTCTTAGCCTGACTTCTTGATTTAAGTCCTGCAAGCTTTTGGTTAGCGGTGTGTATGTCTCCGTTAAGAATTTCATTAGTGTACTCCTCATCATTCATGTAATGAGCAAGCATCCTAAGCTCTAAAGCACTGGCATCTATACCAACAAGTTTATATCCCTCCGGTACAGACCAGCACTCTCTACATTCTTTTCCGTAAGAAGAAGATATGCTCGGTATCTGAGCCATATTAGGACTTCTGTGTGTCATTCTACCAGTGATAGTACCGTTATGGTTTACATAAGCATGTACCCTACCTGTCTGCTCATGTGCTACTTTTAGCCAAGAGTCTATTTGAGCTATACGTTTTTGTAACATAAGGTATTTAGCAATAGATGCTGCTTCTTTAATATTTTTAATTTTAGATAATATCTTTTCGTCTACCTTGGCCTGTCCCGTAGCTGTAAACTCTTTAGGTTTCCAGCCAAACTCTTGAAGATATTCTCCTATTTGTTTCCTAGACCCCGGATTAAACTCTTCAGAATAATACCTAGTTATATAGGGTTTATTTGAAAGCTCTTTCCACTCCTCTTCGTTTAGGCGAACTCCTTTATTACTTGTATCTTTACCTATACGGGACAAGCTTCCGTCAGCTTTAAATTTAGGATATATCTTACGCTTGGTTTTCCGAGGAATAAAAACCTTTTTAACTTCCTTTTCAGTAAGGAACTGCTCAGAATTTAATTCTCCTAAGAGCATAGTTGCTCTTTCTATATCTAAAAGAAAACCAAAATCTCTTTGAATATTGAGAATATCATAAACCCTATGTTCTAAGTCAACACTATCTTTTGAAAATCCTTTAGATTCTTTTTTAAGAGCTTCGTATACTTTATAATTTAAGTATACATCTTGCTCACAATACTTAAGCATTTCGCTAGAATAGCGATCATATTCTTCAAACTCAATTTTAGGAGATCCTAAAGCATAGCCCCACCTTTCCAAGCCGTGATTACCTTCACGTACAGGATTAAATAAACGGGATAATACTAAAGTATCTACAAGGGTCTTATCATATAGATCTATACCTGTTAGCCTTTTGATAACAGGGACATCAAAGCCAACTATATTATGGCCTATCAGTTTGTCAGCAGACATAAGTTCTTCTAGACCTTCCGATAATTCGGAAGGTCCAAAAGATTTCTGCTTTTCTGTATCAACATCTAACAAAGACATACACCATATTTTAGTGGCGTCAACACCGTCTGTTTCAATATCGAATACTAAGGACTTCAAAGTTCCTCCTCTTCTTCCTTGTATATCTCAGATAACCTGCCTGTATCTTTGTCGTAGTATAAGGCAGAGGCTGGGCCTACATCGCCTGTATACCTAGACTTAAGAATTCTTAGCTGGGTTGTCTGAGCTTCCATAGGATCGTCAGATTGCTGGTTACGTTCTAATGCTATCACACAATCAGATATATGTGCAATACCTCCAGAGCCTCTTAAGTGACTCAAGCTTACCTCGACACCATTTTCATGGCCCCTATTACCATCCAGTCTTTTAAGATGGGACACCAATATAAGACCAGCCCCAGTCTGCTCTGCAATCTTTCTAAGCTGGGTCATAATACGATCTATTAACATCCTTTCATTGCTTTCGTCTGAGGCTGACACAAGCATATGTAGATGATCTACAATGATCCACTTACAATCGCAGCCTACGATCATGTATCTAATCCTAGACATGATCTCTTCTACATCACTAGCACCGAAGTGAGAATAAATCCAGAGCTTATCTTTGTTTCTGGTACTGTAATCTCTACTGATATTAAGATACTCGGCACTATCTTCCTCACGTACCTGATCAATATAATATCTTTTATTACCCTCAATAGAAATAATACCATCGACGGTACGTTCCCAACTTTCTTCAAGTGCAATAATACCTACACCATCCTCAGTTTTATCTAAGAGCCAGTGTTCTATCTCTCGTGTAATACTAGATTTACCTAAGCCTGTTCCGCCTGTAAGAGTAACTATCTCTCCTTGACGCAAGCCATAGAGTTTCTCGTTGAGACCATCCCAAGGGTAGGGAACACTTTCTTTCTTTTCTCTGTTAGAAAGTCTATCAATGTTATCAGAAACATTAATGACACCGGAGGGTGTATAAACTTTAGAAGACCACCACGCAGTCATAAAAGCTTCATGCTGACCTTTCCTAAGCATCTCATTAGGATCTTTAAAGTCAGCGGGAAGATTTATGATCTTAGCTTTACCGGGGGTAAGAAGCTTAGCTGCTTTCTTAGCCGCCTCCTTACCGGGAGCATCATTATCAAACGCAATGACAACAGTATCAAAAGATTCAAGATACTCGATGTTTTTCTTTATGTCTTTAACAGCACCCGAAGCTCCGTTCTTTAGAGATACGGCAGGCCACTTAGAACCCATAAGCTCAAAGGTTGCCATCGCATCACACTCACCCTCAGTGATAGTAATATATTTACCACCATCCTGAAAGGCTTGTTGTCCGAATAAGCCAGAACTTTGAGAGTCTCCTTTCCAAGAGAATATCTTACCGGGTTCTCTTACCTTGTAGCCTGAAATTTCATTGATGTTATAGTAAGGATAATAGTGTCGAACTATATCACCCGCACTATTTTTAAGTGCTTTAACACCGTACTTCTTTGCCGTGTTAACACTTATATTTCTGTCAGTTAAATCTAAAAAATCTCCTTCTACGTCATTCATAGAATTTGTCTTATAAGTTTTAAACTCTTTTACATTCTCGCCTTTCATGGAACTTTCATAGTCCTTAAAGAAAGTATTACAACTAAAACATTTGGCGCTTCCGTTTTCGTTAACGGATACAGGGTCACTGCCGCCACACTTTGGACAAGGTAAATGATATTTTACAAATGCCATAAGAAAAGGGGGCTATTCGCCCCCAGAATCCTCCTCAATTATAGCTGAGTCATCTAAATGATTTCTAACAGACTCGTTTAGTTTAATAGATGCAGCCTCTAAAATAGCAAGCCTTCGCCGCAAAGCTCTAACTTCTTGATCATTATTGATAATCAATTCTACTAAAGCTTGTGCTTCTTCAGGCAACTTATCAACAGCGTAGATATGATCTTCTGTTTTATAAGTCCAGCCTTCACTCATAGTACATCTTCCTCCTCAATAACATCGAACTCATCTTCATCACCAAAAGGTATCAGGTCTACTACCTGTACTTTACAAAGCTCAAGACCCTTAAAGAGTTCTCCTTGCCTATTGACTTCCCAAGGTCGGTACTGAACTCTAACTTTAGAGCCATTACCTACCTGACAATCTATAAGATTTTTGCTTCTATCCATAAGCACTGGAGCTTCTCTTATCATACCGTTAGGACCATTAACTTTGCGTTTAATCTGAAGAGTTGGTCCCTCTTCTTTATCCATTACAGTATAGCCTTTAGACCTAAAGGTATCTGCAATATCCTCATCAACCACTAGATTGATAGTGTACTTAGGTTCAAATTTAGTGTTTGGCTGAGTAATACTAGCCCAGTAAGCCACTCCATCAACAACTGGCATATAGTTCTCCTATAAAAATTTATTAAAGTTTAAAAGGTTTTTAAAGTTTAGCGCACCTCTCCCTCCTTTAAAAGGAAATATAAAAAATCAGGAAACAGATCAATGAAGTCCTGCTCCTCTGCTTGCTTCATATGAGAACACATCGGGGTGATGAAGTCAAGAAAAGAATCTCTAACTTTAGGATGAGGCTGCTTTGTTCCTAAATTTAAAGCAAACATACGCGCCCAAGCGTCATCAAAAGTTTCAAAAAAACTTGTAAGCTCTTCTGTTTCACTCATAAGATTCTTCCAAGTAACTAATAGCATCTAGTTTTTCTTGAGCCTGTGCAAGATCAGAGATTAAAGAATCAATAGATTTAATAATATCTGGATGTTCTGCAACCCCTACAGAGTTATCCATGTAAACGGATAAATTAGCTTTAGCTGTAGCTATCTGAGCTTCATATGTAAGCTTAAGAGCATCTATGTATTGGAACATTTAGTTCTCCTTATACCCTACAGGGTAACAATTAAAATTAGCAGCAACAGTTCTACGTTCTCCTTCACCCTTAAATGGGTATACCATATGCTGAAGCCACGAAGGAAAGAAGTATATCTTACCTACTTCTGGTTTCAAAATCATAGCTTGCGTGGGCTTTAATCTTTCTTTATCTAGAACAGAATTTTGACCAAAGACAAACTCTAGAAATCCATCGCAACAGCCTGAAGCATTATTATAATTAAAAGTATTTTCTGAAGGACTAGGTAAGTTCTTTATTTGTTCAGGAACTTTTGTCCAAGTAGTACAGGATACTCCCATTATAGTTTCTGTGCCGTGATCATGTATAGGGTTATAGTCTCCCTCATAACTATGTACTGACCAAAGCTCTTCAATCTGTACACTTCTATCAGTAAGTAGCTGCTGACCTGTATGAGTAAAAAACTCAGAGATATATTTAGCAGCAATACTACGAAGTGTAGCGGATAGATTTATAAGCTTATCATCTTCTGAATTAATTCTAAGTTGCTCTCCTTTCTGTATCTGCCCAACTAAAGTATCTGAGGCTGTCTTCCTATTATCTTGCTGAAGAAGATCGTCTAGATATTTATTTGTAGACTCAATAATATCTTGAGGAAGCTCTGCTTCTAAAACAAATACAGAGGGCATGGGTAATGTTTTAAACTTAATCATCGCGTAAGAACCTCCCATGATATTTTAAAGTTTTCAGTTTTCTTTACTTCTGCACTTATAAGTTGAGCAACCTCCTGACATTCTTTCTGTGCATCAGGATGATCTCTTAGCTTTACTACCCTAGCAAAAGCTGCAAGAGATCCTGTCCAAATCCACTCTGTCATCATACTCTGGGGCAGAACCATTCTAGCTTGCTCTGGGGCTGCGCCCTTTTCAAGTAATATATCATACAACAGTTCTGAAGCTTTTAAAAGCTTTTCGTAGTTAGAAAACAGAAGATCATCTTGTACAATAATGTCATCAGATGATCCTTGTTTCTTATTCTCTGCTTTCTTTCTCCATACCTGAGGGGTATGGAAAGAGACACCAGAGTCTACGTACCTTCTACTAACTTCATTCCAGACCAATCCTACCTGATGCTTGCCTAATTGTCTAGCAACAAATACCGGGGCTGAAATCCTGAACGATAGTTGAGCATGTCCAAAGGGAGTCCAGTGCCCATGTTTAGCTAGATAAGCTATAAGTTTTTTGTCAGACTCCCGAAGCTTTGTAATTTTTTTATTAAAAGATACTCGGGCTGCATTAACAACCGCCACATCGCTACCCATTTTATGTATTAGTTCTACTCTAGACAAGGATAAACACCATGACAGATAAAATAAATAAAAAGAAAGCTACTAAAATAACTTGTTCTTTCTCAGTTGAAAATCCAAAGTAAATATCTACAAATATATCTTCAAAGAAACTCTTTAAAAGAGCTATAAATTTTAACATATTTAAAACCTCCTGTCAATGAATTATAGGATTTTCAACTTTAGGTAGAATTAATTCTAAATCAAAATTATATGAATCTCCTTCGTCATTTAATCTAGCAACGGTATTTAAAGGTACAAAAGAAACCTCCAGAGAACCCTCACACCAGATAGCTAAGAAAGTATTATAAAATATTTCAGCAGCTTCTTGTGTGGGGAATTCTCCGAAGCATACTATAGAACCTTCCGCTGGTTCTTTAACTAGTATGGCCCAATGATTCATGCAGCTAACAAAACTAAGTTGTTTTGAACAGAATCAAATCTATTTTGCCTAAGCTTAAGTATATTATTCTCATTGGTTTTCTTACCAAAGCTACCGTGGGTAGCCCAATGAGTCATTGCATTATATACAGCCCAGTGATTAGAACCTAAGGTATCTCTTTCAGTTGTGTACTGATTCCAAAGATTATTAAAGGCTCTGTTTCTCCTGACTTCTGTCTCAGCAAAGATTTCGTTAGGAGTTTTATCAGGATTCTCTAAAACAAATTTACAACTAGAGACTTTTGCAAAGACTTTAATTGCTTCTTTATCTGTAATAGAGTTTTCTTTCCATCGAGACCATCTATCAGCTTCTTTGTGGTAAGCTACAATACACTCTTTCATTTTCTCTTTAGCTCTACCAAGATTTAAATTCTTAGTATGCCTTCCAGAATAGAAAGAGACTGTATCCACAAACACTTGTTTGTTAGTACAGATTGCTCGATTACCTCCGAAGATATATTTAACGGGCCAAGAACCATCAAAACTATTTAGCGCAGTAAGCTCTAGAGATGTGGTATCACCTCTACCAGTCTCTACAGTTTCACTGGGAAAAGTGAATCCAATATAACCCCTGGCTCCATCAGGAGACATAGCTGAATGTACTTCAACGCCTCTGCAATTAATACCTGAAGCTTTACAAATATCTACAAGGGTATTATAGACATCTTTGTACTGCGCCCCTTCAAAGTTATATGTACTTCTACATACATTGATAGCTTTGTTTTTTCCTACAACGTGTATAGCTTGCCACTTGTCTGCTAAATCATGCCAACCTTCGCCATAACTATAGACAGGACGAGACTCTACAATTGTATCTACAATTTCTGGAGGTTCTAAATTATCCAGAGGATGATTAAAAGAAAGTATGTTCATAGTTTTCCTAGTGAAAAAAAAGTTAAGTTTAAATATCCTCCCTTAGTTGAGATAAATATATACCAGCTACAACTAGACATATGCCGGGAAAGGCTATTATAAATCCTATAACCAGCAATGTCCAGACTGAACACGATATTAGTTTTTCTCGCATCGTTGTCCTTTGAATTGGTCTCCCCGGCAGGACTTGAACCTGCAACCCTCGGCTTAGAAGGCCGATGCTCTATCCGGTTAAGCTACGGGGAGTAAAAGATATGATTATCTATCTGTGTTACTTTAGTTTTAGTTTTGGCCCAGTAAGGATTAACACTAGTACTATGATACCATAGGCTACCCTCAGTAATATCAGGCAAAGTTTTTAAGAGTACTCGCATGGCTACATTTACAGCTAAGTCCCAAGCTTTCTTATCGTTTATACTTTCAGACTTGCCATCACAATACCAGCTAAATTGACATCGGTGCTTAACTGGCAGGATATTTCCTTTACTAGAAATATATCTTGGGCCTTCAAAAATTACATCGCAGGGGGTACTAGGAAAATGTTCAGACTGAACACGATTCATAACAACTTGGGCTACAGCTATTTGTCCTACAAAAGATTCTGAGGCTGCTTCAAAGTAGACATTCTGTGCCATACAATTTAAATCTCTATCAGCAAAAACCTTAAAAGAAATACTTAAGAGGATCAGTAAGGTCAGCATTATTTTCAAGCGCATATATTAGAACCTTTGAATTTTCTATGAATGTATCAAAATCTTCTTCTTGTTTTAAAAGTTTCCAGAACTTCTCGATGTCTTTAGTCATTACTGATGCCTTCTAAAACTATTTCAGCACCTTTTTTAATGTTGCTTATTTCTTCTAGAATCTCTTCAAGAACTTCTATCTTAGCCGCCAAGCGTATACGAGTATCTCTAGCTTCCTCAATCTCTGAATGTATATCTATGCTCATAATCATTCTCAAAGGGTGGTGCCCCGAGCCGGACTTGAACCGGCAAGACCATAAAGGCCGGGAGATTTTAAGTCTCCTGTGTTTACCAATTTCACCATCGGGGCGAGTGAGTTTATGCCGACTTGGCAGACTTAGTTACAACAAGAACATAAGAGCTTCGATTCTTCAGCTTAAGCAAACTATACCTGCTCTTGAGGTAGCTATTAGCCGCCGCTGAAGCTCTAGCATGAGCTTTTTCTGGGACTTCCATCCATTGTCCCACTTTCATTTGAGGCAATACATCTACCCATTTACCTTTGCTACGACCACGGCAAAGAGTTTCAGGAATAGGACCAGATTTAACTTTGTAGTAGTTGCTCATTGTAGCTCCTTTAGCTATCAGTTACAGTTGTATCCCAAACTTCATCAGTGATTCCAGTCATTATGAACTCACGTTCAGATGCTGTTAAATTAGGCATGGCTTCTTGAATCACTGTTCCTTCATGCCAGATTCTAATTTGCTCTTCTGTTACATCAATCTCCTGTTTGTTTTGTACACCAGTGAATGGACATTTACGAATGATTATCATACAGAACTCCAATCAACATATTCCCAACAGTCTGAATCGTATTCTTCTATTTCGTAACAATAATGATGTCCTATATTTTCTGCCTCCCCTGAAAGATAATCTTCAATGTAATCTTCCCAGTCTTCATCTTCAGCTACATTAAAAAGTTCACGAATTTCTTGAGGATTTACCTCAATGGTTTCCTCTATACGCTGTTTAACATCTCTTTCAATTGTTACAACAATTTTCATATCATTTCTCAATAGTAATTAAGAAGTTCCCTGTTGCAAAGATGCCTATGTTTTCTTCTATAGAATATCTCCCTTTAATGTGTTTGTTTAATGATTCAATAATTTTATTTTTGTCACCTTCTATAACAGTCCACTCTCCGGGTTTTAATCCTACTAACTCTGAATGAGTTTTAAAGTTATGGTACTTAAGAATACTTACGAACATAGATCAACTTTCTCGGTTACATCAAAGACAGTAGCCATAGACTGAGGGTCTAGCTGAATCTCTCTAGCTTTCTCAGCAGCTTCAACACTAGACTCTGCCGAGACCTCAATTGTCCATGTCACTTTGTATTCCTGCATTATACTTAGCCTCCACTTGAATCTTCTTATTAAGCTGTGAAATGAAAGAACTCTCTGGCCTCTCAGAAGAAAAAATTATGTTAGGATTTGCCGGGATATTACAATTAAGATAGATATAATCGTCTTCTGATTTAAATATAAAACCTATCCTCCCTTCTGAATTCTCAGTTATAAAAATAGAATTTACATCTTCAATTGAAATTGAACTATCCATTTTCATCAATCCTTATAAAAAAGGCTACGAGTGAACCTGCTACTGCTAGGAATAAACATATTAGGTAATCACATAATGGTATCATTCCTGAATAAAATCCATACGTACATAGTATTAACATTAACAGTGAGAACCACAGGATAAACATTAAATTGTCGTTCATTTTATGAGCTTAGATCCGTCTGAAAAAAGTATATGTATCTTAAAGTTTCTAGTAAATAAAGAAGCTTTGTTATCAAACTCACATACTAAGTCTTCAATCTTTTCAGTACTAGATATTTCTTTAGAGATCCAATAATTAAAGAGGTCAGAAAGATTCATTGCAGATACTCCAAGTGTACTAGAGATACATGAGAAGAATCTTGCCAGCGTTCAGGCTGCTTCTTAGCTATTAAAGAACACCAAGTATTCCAGAGCCAAGAACATTTCCTTTTACTGCAAGCATCTATATAACTTTTAATTCTTCTCTCTTTAGTTTTATCTGTAGCATTCTTATTTAATTTCAATATGTTAGGAGATATATTTAATCTCCTTATGTTATGTATATCTATGCAGCCTACACATCCAGCAAATAACTGACAACAAAAACCTGCTTTAGATAGACCTAAACCGGGAACCCTTAAGAATACTTTCATTAGTCTAAGAGATTTGTTTTTATAGTTAAACTCTAAACACTCTAGAGCATCTCTATAAAGTTCTTCTTTATGTTTCTCTAAGAACTTTAGAGTTCTAAGTTTATTACCCCATACATACTTTGAAGAAGAACCTTTTAATCTGTAGTCTTGTATCTGTTTACCCACAGAATGCCAAGGTTGTTGGATAGATAACACTACTAGCATTATCATATCTTGGAAATTATCAGGAGATTTTTGAGACCATTTGTTTATTGCAGGGTTGTGCTTTGTGAAATTGCTCACGTTCTTTTAATATCCTCATCATGCAGTAACAGCAAATTAAATCATCGCTGCGTCTAAACATCTTCACATAGACAGTTTGTTTACCACAGTAGTCGCAAGACCCTTTTCTTTTTTCTATCACATGCCCACCTTTGCAATATGATTCTCAATAAGATCATCAATAAGCTGCGGAGTATAGTTAATATGCTCAGCACAGACATTGATATAATGGTTGCATGTTATTTTATCAAAATGCATATGCCCATGAATGTTATAATCCCAACGTATCTTTAGCTCTTGAAGAGCTATAGGTATATGAGTTAAAACAATTGAGTATCTATGCAGTGGAGAATAAGTTTCCTTAGCTCCATAAACTTCATTGAAGTAAGGAATAATATTAGACTCATCATGGTTTCCCATAATAAGAATCTTTCTGCCCGGCCAGTTTTTAAAGTCTACAGTATCCAGATGCTTAGCTTTATGCATAGTCACATCACCTAGTACATAAACTTTATCTTCAGGCTTAACTACAGAAAACCAATTCTCTTTTATCTTTTCGTCATGCTCCTCAATAGAATTAAATTTCCTAGAAGACAGAACATTCTTATGTCCTAGATGAAGATCACTGATAATATACTTAGCCATTAAAGCATCCAAATAATGAACAGGAGACCCACGATAACTACCAAGACAGTCTCAGGATCATTCTTGATAGCTTCTTTCAAAGTCAATTTTTTCATTTCATATAGGCAGGACCAGTCCATTTAACCCAACTGAAATCTTTATCTATGACATTACCTCGTGCCATATCAAAAGAAGGACTCTTCCATCCCTTAGCTCTCAGTATATCTCCTCTTTTAAAACTAGAATGATTCTTAACTACAAAACCCCAAGCTTTCTGCTCACTCAAATCTTGTCTGGCTCCTGTACGTGTAAATATTTTGAGATAGTTAGGAGATTCATAACAAAATAAAACATCCCTAAAATTTTTGAGGGTTTGAGGGAGGACCAAATGATCCCCCCTATTATAGTCCTCTGCAATTTTATCCATGAGAACAGCTATGTTTTCTTTCAAGATCGCGTTGCTCCTGCAGCAACCAAATCCTCTAGCCGATCTTCAAGATATGAAAGGATGCTGGTTTTATTTACAGTGAAGTAAGACCTGTTCTCTTCCCCATAAAAAATTCTAGAGCCGTGATCATAAATAGAAACTTTTATAATACAGCTTCTGTCGTTGTCTCCGTAAGTTTCCTCAAAGACATTAACGATGTACTTCAGAGAAGTAGTCGCAGCATACATAGTTATGTTCCGACATTCGCTTTTGATGAGGGAAGATTTGGTTTCGTTGTAATCAATGATTTCCATTTATTTTACCTTTGTGATGATGCCATTTTCGAGGGTTACTTCAGCAAAAAACTCTCTTTTGTGTCCAGTTATATGAGGTCTGTTACAGCCTACAAGCTCTCCAGTCTCTACATACTCAGGACCAAACATAGAGGTCTCTTGATATATAAGCCTACTGCCGATGTTCTCCTTAAGATTTTTCTTTGAGGGGTAGTCAAATATAAGCATCGCTTCTCCTTCGGGACCAAGGGTCTCTAAAAACTCTGGAATCACTTCGTTCTTCCAGAGTTTTTAGAGACCCTTGGTCACTCCTTATATACTCGGTAGGTCACAAGCTGCAATATAATACCCAGAATTATATAGAGAAAGGGTATAGAATATGCAAACACTTTGTCTCTCGGGGTTACAGTACCTCCCCATTCTACTATTGAGTGAGCAGCTACAGCAGTCTCGGTGATTAAAAGAACACCAGATATTATACAGTAAGTACTGGCGAGTGCTGCTAAACTAATAATTATATATCTGATCATTGCTTTGCCTCAATGAGTTTATTCTTCAGATTTACTGGTGCAGTATGTCCTAAATGTTTGATTATTATTTCGTTCTGAGCATCTATACTTTCGTGGATTTCAATGATCCTCTTGAGTACTTCTACCTGCTCTGTTAATTTGTCGATTAATTCCTGCTGAGATTCCAACAAACCATTTACATCTATCAATGTACTTCTCCTTCTTCTATGACAAAGCCCCCTTCTTTACAAAGGGCAAGAAACATTTCCATAGAGTCAATTTTACTTAATACCTCTGACTCCGCTAACCATATCTCTGTTAATTTTGGGCCTTGTTGCTTTAAAGTCTCAAGAATATTCTCTTTGAATCTTACCTCACAAAACTTTAAAGAAAAAAGTACTTGAGTAGGAAAAAGATTTTCTTCTATTGCTTTGCAAAAAAGATCCCAAAGCTCAATTTGAAACTCTTGTTCTGTCATACATACTCCCAAATTTTAGAAGGAACTGTGTCCATTTCAAAATAGATCTGGACTTCATCTTGTGTTATGTATCCATGCTTATAAGTATATCTCCTTAAAGCACGACGGAACTTTCTACAAAGATACTCCTGTTCGTTAGAAGTTTCTGGTTTCATCAAGGCAGCAAAGTGACTAGCGACTGCACTGAACTGCCGGTGGCTTACGGGTCTCAGTAAATCCATTCAGACTCCTCTAAAATCTCTAGAATCACTTCGTTCTTCTAGAGATTTTAGAGGAGCCAAGGACCAGCCTCTATAACTATAAAATCTATTTCCTCCTTTGTAAATATATAATCAGGATACCTACTTTGACCTCGACATTCCATGCATATATAGAGACCTCTTATATGTTCCCAAGGAATATCAATACCTCCAGAGTGAAGCCCTAAATCATTGAAATACATTGTCATTAACCCCGTGCCCTATACGATATGCTGTCTCAAGAACGCTTTCTTTTTGCTGTCGTTGCGCCTCCTTTTCTTGAGCCTTTTGAATTTCTTTTGCCCACCTTTCTTCAAGATACTGATAGAATACATCTTCAATCATATTAAAACCTCAGGATAAAAACTAAATCTCGCCTTCGTGGATTGCTTGACCCGTGTGCCTCCCGTCATCAAATCCCCCGGTATACTTATTACATAACGTCCAATTTACCATTTCTGCTATGGTCCGTCTTACATAATGTCCAACATTCATAGTATTGTCTTCCAATAATATAAAGTGATGACTGGATGCATTCTCATCAACATAAGAATAAAACTCCTCACTCAACTTTTCTATCACCGCATCAATAAAAGCATCCAGCACATCGTCGGATACATAACCCTTACCGCCATAGTAAATATCACCCTTACTATAGACGTTTTTAATTTCTTTAGCAGACAATGCTATCTCGTACATATTAAAACCTCAGGCTAAAAACTAAAAGGAAAATTGCTCGCGTAAAAAAAAATGAGCAGTTTATAGCCATGCTCAGGGCTGGGTGTCACATATCGTTCAGGAGTGTCTGCAAGGCGTCCAGTTGTGCCTGCAATTTCGCGATTTTCGCATCACGAGGGTCAGCTTTAGGCTTCGCAGCCTTCGGCTTCGCCTTAGCCTTCGGCTTTGCCTTAGCCTTCGGCTTCGCTTCAGCTTGCAGCAGCTTCATCAGCGGAGCTGGAACCTTATCGGCCTTGAGCGCCTTTTGCACATCACCCATCGTTAAAAAGCCGTTGGCTTTTGTATGGATCGCCAAAGCTTTACGAAAAGCCCGGTAAAGCTCGTAGCGGGTCTTATCCTTCTCGGGACGCAGCAGAGCTGCATAACGATGGCAAACGGCGTTGAACTGCTTAAACGTTGCCTGCTTGCTTGGGTCTACGGTGAAGTTGGTCGCCATATATTCTCTCTCTCTCTTGGGTGTCTTTTAAATCTCTTTCACTTGTTCAAGAGATTTAAAAGACACCCAAGAGATAGAGAGAAAAATTTTTTGGGTTCAAAATTTTCTAAAATTCCTCCTAAGATCTCTAGAGATCTTAGGAGGAATTTTAGAAAATTTCTACATGTACGCTCGTATACGCACGAGAATTTCTGGATAATTTAAAATTTGCTACCCTTCTTCACTTTTAAAGATCTAGATCTTTAAAAGTGAAGAAGGGTAGCAAATTTCTGGATGTCCTCTAAAGTATTATGAGTTTTTTAAAATCTTCAGGGAAGATTATTAAAAACTTATAATACTACTTAAATATTTAAAAACTCTAGAGTTTTTAAATAAAAATACAGACTCTAGAATATTCTAGAATATTTTAGAGTCTGTCAAGTTTTGAGGCCAGCCTCTGGAATCTCAAAAGATTTCTGGAAATCTTTTGAGATTCCAGAGGCTGCTTCCCCTCAGAGATTCAAAAGATTTATGAAATCTTTTGAATCTCTGAGGGGGCTGGGCAGGAGGCCATGCCGGGGCTGGGGTATATATACTAATATACATACATTTCTAGAACTTTTGAGGTGTCAACCTATAAGAAATCGCGGGTATTCTAAAATCTCGGGTATTCTAAAATCTCGGGTATTCTAGAGTATCTCTAAAGATATACAAACCGCCGGGGGTGGTTATGCCAGTATATAGTTGAAAATTAGTTTTGTCAATACTTGACAGAACTAAATATAGAACCTATAATAAGCCCCATGAATAAAGAATTAACACAAAAACAACAATCTTTTCTAAACCACCTAGTGGAGCAAGGAGGTGATCCTAAGAAAGCAGCGGTGTTGGCTGGGTATAATAGTGGTCATTATCAGGTTGTCAAATCATTAAAAAAAGAAATATTAGATATAGCTGAAGGAATCCTTGCTCAGTCAGCACCACAAGCTGCTCTAAAACTAGTAGAAGTTATGAATTCAGATAGACCTATACCTCAGGTTAATACTAGAATTCAGGCTGCTCAGACTATCTTGGACAGGGTAGGTTTAGGAAAAACAGAACGCTTAGATGTTAATCATAAATCTGAGGGTGGTCTCTTTGTATTACCTTCTAAAAAAGAAGTTGTTATAGAGGCAGAATACGATGAAGTTTAGAGGCCCAATACCTTTCGGTTATAAGAAAGAAAATGGTATAGTGGTAGAAATACCAGAAGAGCTAGAAGCTTTAGAAGAAATTAAAGATCTTATAAAAGATAAATCTATTAGTTTACGTGAAGGTTCCGCATGGTTAGAGTTTAGAACAGGACGTAAGCTTAGCTACCAAGGACTTAAAAATAAGATAGATAAAGATGCAAGACTGGGAAATTAATCCTGATAATTACCTTAAAGACTCTGAAGGTTCTTTTGTTTTAAAAAAGGACGGTACTCCTAGACGTAAAGGAGGAAGACCTAAAGGCTCTAAAGGAAAAGGATATAATTATCATAGTAAAACTAAAGCTACTATGCAGGCTAACAAGTCTATAAGAGAAAAACAAAAGAAGATTAAGAAGACAGCTTCCAAGCTAGAAGCTTATAAAAAATCTCTAGAAAATAATAAAAAGACTTTAAAGAAAATAGAGGGTTCTGAAGCTTCTGTAACTTCTCCAGAAGACTTGGAAGGAGTCCCTAAAGCTTTAAAAGAAGAAGCTGAGATTTTATTTCAGCCTAATGAAGGTCCACAGACAGACTTCTTAGCAGCTTCAGAAACTGATGTTCTTTACGGAGGCGCAGCAGGCGGCGGTAAATCCTATGCCATGCTCGTAGATCCTTTAAGGTATTGTCATAGGCCAGCCCATAGGGCTTTAATCCTAAGGAGGTCTATGCCAGAACTTCGGGAACTTATAGATAAGTCCCGTGAGCTAT